CCAACAAAATACATATCTACATGTTCGTCACCGTTTAAATCTGCCTCAAACCAATAGCCCCCATTATTAAATGGGCCTGGATCTGTAGATTCTTCACCCTCTGAACTTCCGCCATGCTTTCCGTCTATAGTAACTCTTAAAAATCCATAATCTGCAATCCTATACTTTTCTGTAGGGTCTGCTAATCCTTCTGTAGTATGTGGTGCCATACTATATGTTACTTTTACATCTCCATAAATATCATTAAATGAATAAGAAAATTCCTCAAACGCAACTCTATCATCTGCTACAGGCTCCGTATATCCACACGATGCTGAATTAGTCTCAACTAATGTAGTTGTAGTACCACCGTTTCCATCGTGATAATTTTGATATAAATTATATTGATTATCCCCACTACCGCAGTATTCAGAACCTGATTTAGTTCCATTTGCTGGGTATGTAGGTGTTGTTGATGTTACTAAACCAGCACTACCGCCACCACTGGCGCAACTAGTAATAGCAATAATAATTAGGCCTATTAAGGCAATATCAATTAACTTCTTTAACATGTTTACAGTTCCCCCTAAAAGTATATCCTGGGCAAGAACACTTACCATCTTCTATAGTATATGTTTTACCACTAGAACTCTTAATAACAATTACATCAGAAGATAATTCTTCTGGACGCTCACCAATCTTGGTAAATTTACGTCTGCTTTTAGAAAACTGTTTAATTGGATTTTTAAATACTTTATCATTGTGCTGAACAAGTTGTCCTGCACTATTAACATGATAAACACCATTTGCAACTGGGTATTTGCCCCAATCAGTTATTTCTTGTAGTATCTCAATCATTATGCCGCCTCTACCTCTGTTTTAAGTTGAGGATCATTACGATCGAACCAACCATTTGCAGTTTTGTACTGACATGCATAGTTGCTTCTAGAACCGCCCTCACCAGGTATCCATTGTTCCGCTCTGCTAATAATAGCACGGTTCCAAAAAGTTTCATCGCCTGGGGTGTGATGGGTACGACATTTCCACTGCTTGTCCTCATAATAGAACTCAGTAGCAATTTCCCAACTTTCACAAATTGGTCCTTTACCGTCGCCATTTTTACCAAGATCACGTATCTCCCAGTCGATGATATACTCTTCAAAAGCCTCGTTTCTGCTTTCTATAAGTTTGGTTAATGTAGGGATACCATTAGCAACAATGCTGTTGACATTGGCTTCAGTTAAGTCAGTAACAAAATAAGTGCTACCACCCTTAAATTTCCAATATGCTTCGTCAACACCGTGTTTATACCCTCTATCATGAGCCGCATAGTTTTCTCTGTGCTGAGTTTGAATTACTAAAGTTTGCATATTTACTCCTACCTAAATATTTAATATACATATAGTATAGCAAATTTTAGAGATATGTCAACCTTTTTATTCGTCTTTTGGGAATATACTATCTATGAATGTGGACGATTCTAGGAGCATTTTGTCTTGTAAAGATTGTAAATCTAGATATATTTCTATAGTGTTTACATGCTCCTTTAATCTGAATCGTTTATAGAATGAAGCAAGATCTTGTAAATCTAAGGGAGTTATTAAGTTACTAAGATCAAGTTCTATTTTTTCATCTTCTGCTGTAGTAACTTTTATTGAGAAGATGTATTCAGAAGGTACTTCTACAGGAAATTGTTCTGGCATGAACTCCTGTAAAGTTTTACCTTCCTGTGTCTTTTTTCCTAAGAGCAATATTTTAGTGCTCTTATAAGACATTAGTCTTGTTTTTTAGGTCTACCTGGGCCTTTTTTAGGCTCTAGGCTTGGATCTAATGCGTATGCTTCTTTCCTTTTTATATCTGCTTCTAATAGCATTTGTTTAGAATCTCTTTCTAAGAGTTCTGCTTCATACATTAGAGTTCTAGCAAATTCAGGTGTTGCACTACCTAGTGGATCTGACACACTTTCTGGTGCCACATCTGCAACCTCAGTATTTAAAGGCGGGTTAGTACCCTCAGCAAGTTTTCTAATTTCTTTATTTACATCTTCCAAAGGTACTTTTTGACCTGGAGTAGGTGTAAGATTAACCATACTTACAGCAATCTTAGTAAGTTTTTTGCCAAAGTGTAGTTCATTAAGCATATTAGAACCATCTGTAAATTGTCTTCTTGCTAACACTTCTGAAATGTTGTTGCTTTCTTGTGCTTCTAAACTGGAAACAACACTCATTAAATCATCATGTTTTTGATCTTCTAAAGAACCAGTTTCAACAATTAAACAATTTTCTGGCTCGTTTGGAACTTCTCTGAAGACCACTACACAAGGTTTATCGCCTACTGAGCCTACATGTTTCATTACATCTGCCATATTATTCTCCTTCAGCAGGAGCCTCTGCTTCACCTTCATTGGCTTCTGCATTTTCGGCCGCTTCTGCTTGTCTATCAGCAACGTATTGTAAGAATACGGTTAATTTATCAAATACTGCTCCTACTTGCGTAAGTTCGTTTCCTCTAAATGCACCTCTTTGTGATGCTAAATCAACAATTTGTGCAAGTACTTGTAAGTCTTGTAAACCGATACTCTCAGGTGCGCCGCTATCACCTTCTAAGTTGACATCTGCGCCTTCCGGTGCTTCAACAACTTCTTCGTTTTTAATTTCTTTGTCTGACATTAAAATAACTCCTTTTTAATTTATATATGTATTTAACCTATTTAAAACATATGGTTGTAAAAAAATGGTTTATTTTGAGTAGATAACATCAACCCAATCTGTTCTACCATTTAGTGGGTTTTTGCTGATATAAGATATATCGTATAACTTAAATCCAGCAGGTTTTAAATACTGTTCTATATCGTAAAAACTTAAATTTCTTGTATACAAGTCATAAAAGTTAAGTTCAGTCAACACAACAGAAGTTTTTTTAAGTGTTTCTTCTGCACCTTTTAAAATCTTTGCCTCACTACATTGAGTATCTAATTTAAGAATATCTATTTTAGGAATATCCCAGTAACCTACAAAAGTATCAAGTTTATGTTGTTTAACTGTGATTTCCTGATTAGCATTATTCATAAAATCACCTTCTTTAAGACCTGCTAAATCAGGCTCATTAATACCAATACTATCTTTACTATTAGAATTTAGTTTATAAACTCCACTTAACATTGGTTGTATTTCATGATAATAAAACTTTACATTTTCTAAATCTTTATCACCAAATGCAAAATTATGGCAACTTACTTCTTCATATTTAAGACTGTTTTTTAATAAAACATCATAGAATTCTTCAATAGGTTCAAAACAATGTATAATAGATTCAGGCCAAATCTGTTTAAAAGTTTTAAGTGTTTGCCCTACATTAGCACCTACATCAAAAATAATAGGTTCTTCATTGGTTATTAGAGAAGATAAAACAGAATCTCTATCAAATCTTTTAATATAGTCCTGTGTTCGTTGTTCACTACTTTTGTATTTCATTTAAACCGTATGTAATATTATAAAAATGAACAAAATTTTCCATATCTAAGGCATTCTCAAAATATATTTCATATTTTAACCAACCATAAATATTTTCTGAAATATAATAAACTAAATGTGTTGGGACTTCTTCTAAATATTCTATAATATCAGATTTAGTAGTATCTTCGTTTTGATTTTTATCTATATCACATTTAATTTTGTTACGAAGCATAGTGACATAAAGATCGTTTCCATGTAAATTTGCCCAATCAGTATCGTTTAAAAGTAATGTTCTTTTAATCATCATCTCTCTCGTAAGGTACGGTTATACCGAAAGGTGCTTCTGGTTTTCTACCACCATAGCCACCACCATGTACAATGAATAAAGTATCACAGTAAGTTTCGTCGCCCCAACTACCCCAAGGATAACCATCCGTAAACATAACAAACTTCTTAGGACATATACCTTGCTCTTTCATGTAATCAAAACATACATCAAATTCAGTACCGCCGCCTCCTTGGCATTCGTACTCTAAGAATTCATCCATATTGTATGATGTAAATTCTTTTGGATTGTGTACTTCAGTATCAAAGCAGAATAAATGTATTTTAAAGTCTGTGTATTGATCCATAACACCTTTTGTTTCACTAAGTATATCCATCAACATTTCATCGCTCATAGATCCTGACGTATCAATTGCCAATGCAATATCAATAGTTGTTTCTCTATCCATTCCTGGTAAGTAGAAACCCTCATTTAGCCCTTTTCTACTTGGTGTTTGATATGTGTAGTCACTTCTCATAATTGACTGTATTTGCATAGCCAATAGTTCACGCCAATCAAGTTGTGGATTAAGAAGTTTGTCTAACATTCTCTTAACACCACTAGGTAAGTTACCAGCACCTGCCGCCTTTGCAGATTGCATTACTGCATTCTGGAACTCTTGTTTAATTTGTTCTTTTTCTTCAGCAGTATATTTTGCTGGACCATCTTTACCTTCTGAATCTTCGTCTGTATTTCCACTTGGGCCTTTACCTGAACCTTCATCATCTCCTTCTGCACGTTCTATATGTATATCAAGTGTGGTTTCTTGTGGTATTTGACCATTCTTTTCCATCTCATCAAAAAGTTCGTCATATATTTCCTCAGAAATTTTACCCCTGTATTTCCAATCATGACATATTTGTACTAGTTTAATTTCCTCACCTATATTTGCATCTATTAAGTCAGCATTTATAACATAGTCGTTTGCAATATTCCAAAGCACAGGGTGTCTGTCGCCCCTTCTATCTACATCCATATGATCATATACACAATGTAGTACTTCGTGGCCTACTAGAAAAATAACTTCTGCATCACTTAAAGCGGCAATAAAGTTACGATTGTAGTAAAAATATTTGCCGTCTGTGGCGGCCGTAGGGCACCAATCAGTAGCATCTTTGAATCTAAGCCTAGTAGCCAAGTTACCAAAGAAAGGTGCAGATATAAGCATTTCTATTCTTGCTTTTATAAGTCTATCTTCTATCTCTACTTGGGTCAAAGTAGTTTCAGGTATTTCTTTAGATAGTTTAGGTGCTCTATCTGAGGCATTACCTTTGGATTTTGTTTTTGCTTCTATTGTGTCTGTCATATTGTTACTCCTAACTATACATATATTATAACAAAAAGTTGTTATATGTCAAGTAAATTATATTGTTTTATCAAAAAAAATCCCCCAGTTGCCTGGGGGATCACCTTGTGCATTCTTAGGTAGGGAGTAACATAGGTAGGTGCACAAGGGTTTAAAAAGTTGCCTCCTACTAGGCAATATACTTTGTATATCTATCTGAGAAAGTTTTATGTAAGTCTTTGTCGAGATCAGTTCTTACATTAAATCTAATCTGATAGTCCTTCATTATTGTTTTGAACAAGAACACTACCATTTCTGGTTCAAAGTTATCATAAGCAAATCTTACAGTATTATTAAGTCCTTTTCTAAACTTGTCATCAATACCGTTATCCTTAAAGATATCATTAAGTTCGTATGCTAGTCCTACAACTAAACTATACTTTGCTGATATCTCTTTAGACAGTTTGCTATCTAAAGTCTTAACGTCACCGTTAAGTATTTGATCTGGATTAGGTAGTTTACTAGCAATCTTTCTATGTTCCACAAACTTAATTGCCATACCCTCGCCAATAGCACCAGCAATTTCTGCCTTTTGTTCAAAGGCTCCTGCTGAATCAAAACTATCAACACTCAAAATCTCACTTACAAAAGTCCAACTTCTTGGAGTTGCAAATGATTGTGAACTACTTTTTGCATCAAAGTCAAAAAGATCACCTTTAGAGAAACTTAAATAACCTATTACATCTGGATGTATGTTATTGTTAATTGCCCATTTTTGCCAATCATCAAAGTTTACTTCCATATTAATATGTCTAAATCTGTTTGCCAACGGTGCTGGCATTCTATATGTAACACCTCTGTCTGTTTCTCTGTTACCTGCGGCAACAATTTTTACATTCTTAGGCAATTTATACTGGCCTATTCTTCTATTAAGAACTAACTGATAAGCCGCCGCCTGTACACTTGGTGGTGCAGAGTTAAGTTCATCTAAGAACAATACCACAGTATCATATTCCGAAGCAAATTCTTCACTTGGTAGATCACTTGGAGGAGACCATTCCATTGTATTTGTTTCTGGATTTCTAAAAGGATATCCTCTCAGATCAGTTGGTTCAAGTAATGCAAGTCTCAAATCAATTGTTACTGCATTTCCTAGTTCGCCACTTTGGACGATACCTTCCACTAATTCAGACTTACCAATACCAGGTGCTCCCCAGATAAAAATTGGTCTGTCTACTTTTAGTGACCTCAGTAGAATAGGTTCTACTGTTGTGGGTTTTACGTTTAATGTTTCCATATTATGTTACTCCTAACAATTTTTAATATACTCTTAGTATAGCAAAAAAATGATATATGTCAACCTTTTTTTTGAAATCTTTTTTTTAAGAATAAAAAAGGGTACCTAGGTACCCTTTATATTAGGAAATACTTCTTATGAAGTAACAGTTCCAGTAGCAATCGCTCTGTAACCAGCGGCAATAACTGCTCTTGAAGGAGTACCAAGTCTGTAAACATTTCTTGATCTTCCTTTAGTATCAGTAACAGTATTCAAGTAGATTGGAAATCCTTTAAAACGTAGTGATTGAATCACTGCTTGTGGGTTTCCAGCACCGAATTGTGCTCTGATTTGAGCTGAACTTAAAGTTCTGCCATTTTGAAGTGCTGTTAGCACTTTCATTTCTTTAGTTGTTGATGTAGTCATATGACCTCCTATTTTCTTCAACTTTAAACAAATTGTAAGTTTAACCTTACAATATAAACTATTATACATGAAATTGAAAATATGTCAACCTTTATTTAATTTGAATAAATGCATTAATATCAGAACCATTCAACTTATACCATGCTGAATCCTCTTGACTATAAAGAACCATTTTCTTTTTAGTAAAGTAATATGGCCATTCCATAGTTTCATCTAATACTAGATACATCTTAGGAGTAGGGTTTATATTGTGATTATATTCGTAATGATCGAAATGCTGTTTAAGTAGTTCATTGCCTAAATACGTTAGTCTGAGCCCCATAGGACCCTTCTGTTTGGATACTCTGTAGTTATTAAAGATCTTATACCCTAATTGTTCTCTTGTGAACCCTTTAAATTGTCTATAAAATCTAGAATCTTTAGTAAACCCTGGACGCCTTGAACTACTTGGTAATAAACCTTCTTTAATAATTTGATTGAGACTATCTATTATTTTATATTGTAGAGGAATATCACTTGATGTCATCTTCAGTTATAACATCGCCTTGTGTAAGTTTTACGACTTGGAAATTATCTGTACTAAAAATTTTATTTAATCTTTCTGCAAGATTAAAGGCATGTCCTGGATTACTAAAAGAAACTTTTTTGTATTTAGGCCCAGGATAAGAAACAAGTGTATGTAAAACTCTAAGATTTATAGGTTTACCGTCAAAGAATACACTATAAATAGCATCAGCACTTAATACTTGTTCTGATTTATAGGTGCTTTTATTAATATGTTCTAATAAAATTGTAGGTTTGGGTCTGCTCATATATGTATTCTCCTATACATATATTTATCATTTTTTGAATTAAAACAGTTGTTTATTTGCTTGGGAAGCCTGCTTCTACTAAGGCTTTGTATTCAGTAAAGCCACCGATTTTCTCACCGTCAACAATAATTTGTGGGAATGTTCTAGCACCTGGAAAAGTCTCCATAAGTGTTTCTCTGTCAAAATCCTCATCAAGCATTTTGTATGTTAGTTCGTGTCCTTCTCTCTCAGCCAATGCTTTTGCTTGTACACAAAAAGGACATGCTGGTTTGCTATATATTTCTACTTTCATATCTATATTTATAATATTGTTATAATGTTATATTCAATTTACTGGTAATTAAGTCTGTTTGACTTTCAAAACTAATTACTAGTGTTTGTTTTTCATACCAATTATCACTATGCCAATTTATATCTTTATGTGGTATAAAGTGCCAACCAAATTTCTTTTCACAGATATCAAGCATAAGTTCTTTTGCACTCATAGGCAACCCATATACATTAGTAACCCATTGATATTTATAAATTTTGTTGTATCCGTCTCCGTCAATAGGATTTTTAGAATTGTCCACCATCTAATTCAACCTTTTCAACTGCGTCTTTATTAGATGAAAAATTATTATCTTCTAAAATATTAAGAAGCCACTTTGCATTTACTACAACATCTTGCTGATCTTTTTCTATTATATTTTTTAAATGTAATTTAAGTTTTTCAATATCAGTCATTGGTTCTTTTTTCTTTATTTAATTTACTGTTTGCTTGTCTACATTCTATTTCAGTTTTAAATGGACCTGCATAACCATAGTTTACTAATGTGGAATACTTAGGACCGTGACTGTGTTTCCAACCTTTTTCAAAATTTATACAATACCAACCTGCCGCATAGTAAACATCACTGTCTGCTGTTTTTGTATATAAAGGAACGTTCTCATCATAATCAGGATGATTAATATCTAAAGGATAAGGTGTTTCATAATCTATTAAATGTCCTTTTATATAAAATGCGTCTTCTTTTACAGGTGAAACTTTAGTTTGTTCTTCAAATATAGATGTATTTCCAAAATGTTGTCCTACATCTGCTTTATCATCAAATTTTAATATAGACTTACCATTTAAATAAAAGTAATGATCCTGAATATCTTTATTAAGGATACCTAGTTTTCTAGGTCCTTGTCTCACTAACCATGCTACATCAGATACCTGTTGTAAATGTGCTTTAGTTTTTTTAGTTTCTTTTTTCACCACGCCTTATTCTCCTTATTACCATAGTTTTCATCTTTACCAACAACAACTCCACCTATGGAATAAAGTTGTTTGTTTGGCTCGCCCTTTTCGTTTTTAAATAAATCAGGGCAAACATCTCTTCTCATTTGCCTATATACTTTGTCCTGATCAGGACTAGTGTAAATCCAATACGGATTTTTAGGCCAGTCTAAACAAATTCTTTTCATTGCCTCTTCTACAGGATCAGGCTTGTCCATTTAAAAACTCCGCATAATCGCCAGGGTTTTGGCTCATTCTTTCTAAGTTCCATTTAGCACAGAACTTCATAAAATATACACCAACCTGTTGCTTTGGGTCTTTAAGTTTAGCATTTTCTATAATTTTTTTACTTTCTGCTTTTATTTCTTCTGGTTGTTGTGTAAGATCTATAAGTATTTTATTACGTTCAAAGTCATCTCTGACTCTGTGCTCTACTTCTTCATGATCTACCCAACGTTGTAACATAAAGTTATTAAAATTAAATCCACCTGTATGCCTGTCATTGTAGGCCTCAGTAATACCAGTTTTGTTTTTAGTGCCTTTTAGCCTAGCACCCGGGTAGGCACTAAACACATTATCAGCACTATCTCCTCTTACACACTTCTCAAACAATACCCATTCAGGTACTACTGGTGTTTTCTTTTCGTTTGTCTTTTTATCTATAACCCATTCACCTGTTTTTGCATTTTTAAAGCCTTCAAGTGAAACTATTTGATCTGTTGTGCCATTATATTGTATAACATTATCCGCAAGTAATTGATAAAAGTCACTATCTGTACTAATTATAACATGCTTATCTTCTGGGTGTTCTTGTATCCAAGTAGCAATTAAGTCATCTGCTTCTGCATTAGGTTGTTGTATAACACTTACATTAGTACGTTCTTCTAAAAATTTAGTTAAATCATTATATGATTCAAAAAACAATTCATCATCTTCTTGTTCTGTAACTGATCTTTTGTCCATTAGGACTTTTCTATTTGCTTTGTAAGGAGGATAAAAGTCTTTACGCCAACTACGTCCTTCTAAACACATAACAACATGGTCGCCATCAAAGTCGTTCCATACTTTCTTTATGCTGTTGAACATAATATGCATAGCCATCCCAACTCGCATATCAATATCCTTA